TAGCTGCTCAAGAAAATGCAGCCCTGGACGGGAAGGTGATTGACGATCCCTACGATAATGGCCTTGGCAGCATCGATGCTGAGAACCCAGATGTGAAAGCTGAGCGCGCTAGGGCTAGAGAGCAGAACCGAGAAGACAAGCACAGACGAGACGAGGAGACGATGGCTGACATCGAGGATCCGTTTAGAAAGGATAAGGATAAGGACCCTTGGGACGAAAAAGACCCGGTGAAAGATCCTGTGAAAGATCCGATTAAGGATAAGGATAAGGATAAGGATCCAGAGCCAACGCCTGAGCCAATCGGAGAGGTTAACACCAATCCAGTGCAGTGGGCAGACCGGTTCAACATCGATGAGATCAAGCGCAGGATCTCAGAAAAGCGCAAGAAGTCTCTGGGTGGCACGTTGCACACAGAGTCTCAGCGAGGTGTGAAGGGCAAGGCAAATGGCAAAGGCAAGGCAGTGGCAACGGGCGGCGAAGCAAAAGGCAAAGGCGGCCCCAAGGCTGCAGAGAAGCCAACCAATGCAGCTAAGAAGTCTGCCAATGTTTCGGCCCAAGTTAAGAAGAGGATCCTTGGGGTGTCCAAGAGATAGTGATACTAGAAGTAACACAGGTAACAATGCTATAATGTGTGTTACTTCTGGTGACAAATAAATTACTCTACGAGAAAACACATGGCATCACCAATCAAGGTTTCATCATATCGTAAGCGTATTGAGTCATTGAAGTCGGAGAGATCTGATTTTGTACCCCTATGGCGCGAACTGTCTGACCACCACCTTGCCCACCGGGGCAGGTTCCTTGTTACTGATCGTAACAAAGGTAAGAAGCGCAACACAAAACAACTGAACAACACATCACGCTTGGCAAACCGCACAATGGCAGCAGGGATGATGGCAGGCATCACAAGTCCTGCGCGCCCCTGGTTCCGGCTATCAATGCCTGACCGCAAGCTGATGGAGTACAGCCCGGTCAAGACTTGGCTAATGCAGGTCGAAGGTTTGATGCGTGAGGTTTACAATAAATCCAATCTATACAACAGCTTACACACGATCTACTCCGAGTTAGGCACCTTTGGCATTGCAAGCCTTGGCGTGTTCTCTGACTTCAATACCGTTATCCGGTTCAAGCCACACACAGTCGGAAGCTATATGATAGCAACCGATGGACTCGACAAGGTCGACACATGGGCGCGTGAGTACCAGATGACGGTGGGGCAACTGGTAAAACAGTTTGGCAAGGAGGCTGTATCGTTGTCTGTAAGGCAGCGTTGGGAGTCTGGCGACACAGAGGGTTGGGTATCAGTATGTCATGTCATTGAGCCAAACGATGACCGGGACAGTCAGTCTCCTTTGGCTATCGATAAGAAATTCCGATCAATTTATTTTGAAGAAGACAGCAAGGGCGCAGATGCACAGGTATTACATCAGTCAGGTTTTGATTCATTCCCAATACTCACGCCCAGATGGGATATTGCCGGTGAGGATATTTACGGTACGTCATGCCCAGGCATGGACGCTCTTGGAGATGTTAAAGGCCTTCAAGAAGCCGTTAGAAAATATGCAATGGCTGTTGATTCGCAGATAGATCCTGCGGTCCAAGTTCCGACATCGCTACGAAACCACGGGCGAATCCTCCCTGGTGATCGGGTGCCACATGATGGGCCAACCAAGATCGAGGCAATCCATTCTGTGAATCCAAACTTGCAGGCCATGCAAGGCTATATAACCAACATAGAACAGCGTATTAGCCGCACTTGGTATGAAGACCTGTTCTTGATGTTAGCAAACTCTAATCGCTCTCAGATCACAGCACGCGAGGTCGCAGAGCGTCATGAAGAGGAGCTGTTGATGCTTGGTCCAGTTTTGGAGCGCTTGCACAACGAACTCTTGGACCCACTGATCAATCGCACTTTCGACATCATGCAAGAAGCAGGCATACTTCCACCGGCACCACCGGAGTTGCAGGGCATAGACCTGCGTGTTGAGTACATATCAGTATTGGCACAAGCGCAGCGCATGGTTGCAACGTCAGGCGTTGAACAGTTGGCAGGCTTCGTTGGGCAGCTTTCGCAGATCTGGCCTGAAGTTCGTCACAAGTTTGATCCTGCACAGGCCATCGATGACTATGCCGCAGCATTGGGCACAGCACCTGACATTGTGAAGGCTGACGATGAGTATGAAGAAGCGCTTGAGTCAGAAGCACAGCAAGCAGCAGAAGCGAGCAAGGCCGAACAGACCATGCAGGGAATCCAGGCGGCACAGCAGTTAGCACGAACGCCTATCGATGAGAACAGCGGATTGGCTGAAGTAGCGAGGATGACGGAAGGTGGCTCAGTTTAATAACGAACAACTTAGTTTAGACATAGGCGCTGTGATGTCCACGAAAAGTGGACGCAGGGCCGTGGCTTATGTGCTGTCACTATGTGGGATGGACATCAGTTCATTCAATGGGCAGTCGAACCACACCATTTACAGAGAGGGGCGCAGAGCAGTTGGCTTGGATTTAAAAAACAAATTAACTGAGGTCGCGCCCGAATCTTACTTAGCAATGATAAAAGAGGAACATAACGATGTCTGAAGAATTTGACAATACCCCAGACGACCTGGAAGTCGAAGTATCAGAGGTCCAAGAACCAGAAGAGTCAGACGTTGAAACCAGTGATTATGACGCTGATGATACTGATGACGATGATGGCGATGTGACGAACCCCGAAGAAGACGAAGCCGATGAGTATGCCAATTTGGATGTACCGGAAGGAGCAGTCGAAGATGAGTATTTTGAACTCGCAGAATCTCTCAAGCCCTTATTTGAAGATATGGGTCTGAGCAGAGAAGAGGCAAAACAACTCACAGACTACGAATACGCTGCATCAGAGGCTAAAGCTAAAGCCCAATCGGAATCGTGGTCGGCACAAGTAGAAGAGTGGCGCGAAGAACTGATGGCTGACAAGAAACTCGGTGGTGACCACTGGGAAGAGTCAGTTGGTACAGTGAAGATGGCACTCGACAAGTTGGGAACCCCGGATCTTGAGAAGATATTCGATACAACCGGGATGCTCCAACAACCTGAAGTGTTCCGGTTTCTGCACAAGATCGGAAAGCTGACTAAAGAAGATTCACCTGGTCAGCTAGGCGGATCGGTAGAAGACCCTATGGACGCAGTGTCGATCATGTATCCGAACAATTAAATAAACTTTTTGAGGTAATAACTCATGGCAACATTAGGAAACAGCTATTTTGATCTAATCGATCTCTACAAGCTAAAAGACAAAAAAGGCGACATCGCACCAGTGATTGAGATCTTGGCTCAGTCAAACCCAATCTTGGACGATGCCATTGCTGTTGAATGTAACAGCGGAACAGAACACCTACATACTGTACGCAGCGGTCTGCCAACAGTAGCTTGGGGTAAGCTTTACAAAGGTATTCCAAACGACAAGAGCAAGACGGTTCAGGTAACTGACACCACTGGCTTTGTTGAAGGCTTATCTACTGTAGACGAGCGCTTGCTTGCTTTGTCAGGTAACTCTGGCGCAGTACGCTTGGGCGAGGCTAAAGCATATCTTGAGTCTATGTCTCAGACTATGGCAAGCGCCATTTTCTACAGCAACTCAGCAGCAGACCCAGAGCAGTTCATGGGCTTGTCTCCACGTTTCAACTCTTTGTCTGCCACCAACGGTGGCCAGATTGTTGATGCCGGTGGCGCAAGCACTGACAACACCTCTATTTGGTTCGTTAGTTGGGGCGACAACCAATGCCAACTGCTGTATCCAAAGGGCACACAAGCAGGCGTTAAGCGACAGGACATGGGCAAGCAGCGCGTGTTAGATAGCGATGGCAACCCGTACTACGCTGAAGAAGAGAAGTTCACATGGCATGCAGGTCTTGCAGTTAAAGATTGGCGCTATGTTTCTCGAATTGCGAACGTGGACGTTTCAGACATGGCAGCGGGTACAGTTGATCTGTACAAGTTTATGCGTAAAGCATTTTACAAGCTGCAGTCACGAAGAATCCCTGGCGGCAAAATTGCGATCTACTGCAACTCTGATGTGATGGAAGCATTGGATGCACTTGCTACAAACGCAGGCGCTTCTGACAATTTCGTTCGCTTGGGTCACAAGGACATTCAGGGTAAGGAAGTGCTGACATATCGTGGCATCCCTATCCGTGAAACTGACGCAATCATCAACACTGAAGCGCGTGTCGTTTAATTAACCTGGAGATAAAATTATGATCCTTTCAGCACAGCAACTCTTTAGCGATGATCAAGCGGTCACAGCTACTGCAATATCAACCAACGTGGTTGACATGGGCGTTGCAGGAACACCTTACGGTGCCGCTGCAGCATTGAATGCAGACAAGGGCAAGGGCAACTACGTCCCAATTTTGGTCCAAGTAACTGAGGCGTTTAACACACTAACCTCTTTGGTTATCACGATTGAAACTGGCTCTACTGCTTCACTTGGCACCGTGTTGTCTTCACAGACAATCGCTTTGGCAGGACTGACTGTTGGCAAACAGCTTGCAGTTCAGGTACTTCCACAGGGTGCGACTGAGCGTTATCTTGGCGCTCGCTATACCGTTGTAGGCACTAACCCAACCTTGGGTAAAGTGACTGCCGGTATTTCTATGGGCAACCAGACTAACGTAACTGGCGCTTAATAAAGCAGGGTGGTAGGAAACTGCCACCCTTTTTTTTGGAGAACTATATGCCAAGCTACAAAGTGATTGAG